TATAAACATCATCACTATCTATGCCTGTTAAGGTAACACTAGCTACTGCACTTGTTACTGTTTCTGTTGCTACTTGAATTAATTGTCCTGCCATTAGCTATCTACTCTCAATCCATAAGTTTTTACTGTTATATCTGTAAAATTGCCATTAATTGGTTGTAAATAAAACCCTGTGCAAGATGTTGTATCTTTTAAAACACCAATTCCTTTTCTAATTAGAGTTGGTATTCCTGCACCACCATAATATCCAGATTGTTGCCCCAGAGTAAAGGTGTAGCTTGATGATGAAAATGGATTGAAAAAATAAACAACATTTCCTGCATCATTAGTAGGTTGATATAATTGGTCAATATATGTAGCACTTGTGCTTCTAACCTCTATAAATGTACCATCAGACCTAAGTTGCAAAAGAGCAGAATCATAATTTGATAAAATAACACTTCCTGCACTATTTATTAATCTAAAGTAAATACCATTTCCTGCACCAGTATCTTGATTGCAAGTAAACATATAAATATCAAAGTCTGCACTAAATACATCTGTTATTGATACTGAACTAACATCAGTAGCAGTAGTTTCATTAATTAATCTTAGGTTACTCATATCTGTTTTACTCCAAAAAGTTTTATGTTTCCACCTGTTGCAGTACCTGTAAAACTATCCCCATCAATTCTTAGTGCATTTATTGTTTCAGCTACTGTATAAGCACCACCACCAAATCTCATTTGAAATATAAGTGTTGAAACTACTGTTGTTGATGATTGAAAACTAATAAAACTATATTTTGAACTATTACCAAGATTATATAAATATACATAACCATTAGCCCTTGCATTAGTTCCTTGAATATTTCCTGTGATATCTTTTAAACCTGTTGAATTTGTACTTCTTATTTCTCCAAAAGTACCATTATCTTGTCCATATTGAACTCCATATTGATAAACTGATGTTTCAAAAGTACTACCACCATCATTAGATACTCTTATAGATAAAGCATCTCCAACTGCTGTTGTAACAAAATCATCAAAAGTTAATAGGTGTACATCATATACATTTTCTTTGATGTTAGTTATATCTATTGCACCTGTTGATGAAATATTGATTTCCTCAATAAGTTCTAAACTACCACCAAGTTTTCCCTGTGATTGAAGTTCAGCTACATCAGTAATAGAAAAGACACCACTATTAGATACAATTTGATTAGGTTGATTTTGTCCTAGATAACCATAAGGCATTTGAACTCCTTTAGGTTATTTCTAATACTGAAATAAATGCTTCTAAATCACCACTGGCATTTGCACCAGTTAAATCAATTTTATCTCCAGTTTCTAAGACTATCTTTGATGTACCAGCTAGCTCAACTGTTGAATCAGCTGGGACTGATAATGTACTAGCAATCCTAGAATTTCCTGAAGTTCCATCTATAACATCAGCAGTGATTGTGTCATCTGTTGTTCCATCAACATTTGTAACTCTAAGTGTTAACACTATAGATGTTGTTGAAGCTGGAGCAGTATATGCAGTCTGAGCTGAACTTGTTATATCTAAATAAGCATTTTTAAATGTATTCGCCATTAATTATCTCCTAAATTATCCAAGAGCTATGACTAGCCCTATGTCTGCAAAAGATGCAGTATCTACAATTTGATTTGGTTTAACTTTATAAACAGTGCCATCAGTAGCATCTTCTAACATCAACAAGTCGTTTGCAGTATCAACTGTTATACCTGAACCATCAGCTAAATTAGATGGGTCAACAGCTAGTGTTCCACTAGATGCAGTTAAACCTTTGTTAGTTGAAGCAATTCCTGAAACTAAGTCAGCAACTGTTTCTTTTTTAGATGAGTTATCTGTAGCATCTACGATTGGAACGCTGTCATTTGCAACATCAACTGTTGCACCAGTTAACTCGTTTAAATCTAGAGCTACTGTTACATCTCCACTTGTTCCACCACCTGAAAGACCATCTCCAGCTGTAACGCCAGTGATGTCTGCTGTGAGTGAAGTATTTGTCCAAGCTGAGCCATCGTAGTATTGCAACCCACCACTTCCTGAGCCTGTATCTAATAGATAACAAAACTGCCCCTCTGTTGGGGAAGTGATACCAGTAGAAGCATTATCTCTAGCTGTAGCATCAGCAAAAATGTAGATAGCTCTATTGACTAACTCTTGCCAAATAGTGACATCTATCAAATCTCCAGTTGCGTAGTTTGGTTTATATGCCATTAATTTTCTCCTAAATATTTACCAAGCTAAGTTGGTATCTTGACCTAATCTTGATGAACCTAATATCCAAGCACCAGTTTCAGCACCTGCACTTGTAGATATGTTCCAACTCCAAGTCTGATTGTTAGCATCAATAGTGTGTCGTATAGATTCAATATGAACATCGAACTCCATTGTTGTTGAAGCTGGGGTAGGAACTTTGACTGTTATTTTGTCGCCAAGCTCTCTACCTAGTGCCTGTGTCCATAAACTTGTATTACCAACAGGATTTATAACTAAACCCTCAACTCTTGGAGATGTATTCTCAAATTGAGCAAGTCTCTGTGTTGCGACAGATAGCGCATCTGCATCACTCACATTCAAAGTATTAGATAATGAGTTCTGCCTAGAACCAAAGTCATCTATTGATGTATTGTTTTGCACAAGTTGTTCTGTTCCACCATTTCTAGTGACAGAGACAATATTGACAATTCTTGATTCATCAAAGTTTGTTATAACATCTGAAAAGGGGAGTTCTCCCACACCATTTCCAAAAGTTGCGTTGGAAGTAAACTGTTGAGTTCTTTTAAAGTTTCTATCTCTAAAGATTGCCTTACCATCAGAAGCTATAAAGAACTGTCCCTGCTCTGCTGATTCAACATCTTTTAGAGCTGTTAATAAATTTGTATCTACTGAGACTCCAGCTTGCACATTCAAATCTCCTGTAGAGATTGTTCTATCAGCTGTTGGAATTCCAAAAGCATCAAGTAGCCTGTTGATTCTTGCAGAAGAGTTTTCTACTTCATCTGCATAACCAAGTCTTGTAGATGTTCCTATAAGTGACCTTGAAGAGTTACCAAGTAACCAACCTCTTGAGCCAATAGTGTTTAGGTTCAGTAGTTTGAATAAATCAACTGCTTGAACCCTTACTGTTGCATCAACACCCTGACCTCCAAAGCTTTCAGGATATCCAGTGATAAAACCAGTAAATAACCTATAAGTGACAGAGTCATAGACAGCTGAGACCCTTATCTTTTTGAAAGGCTTGACCTTAGTCTCTCCAGCACCTGAGTCATAATATGGACTAGAGGTGTTAAGAGGGTTGAACCTATCATCAGTATTATCCAGCACCACAGAGCAAGTTCCAGTTTGAAAATCATCTAATGCGTGTTGTCTTCCTCTGTTAGTTTCAATACTTCTGACATAAGCAGAGACATCAGTAAAAGTTTGTGATGCATCTAGGGGATTAGAGTCAAAAGCTATTTCAACTGTGATATTGACATCTGAGTTGAATGCAACGCTCATATCAGTATCTTCTTACCTTGTTTCTGTAGATTGATTAGAGCATCTTGTGTTACAGTCTCAAATCTCTCACCACTGATATTCAAAGTTGTGTATATCTTCACTGGTTGTTGAACTGTTCCTGAACCACCAGTGTTTCCACCAGTGTTATTATTTTCAGAACTAGCCAACTCTCCAAGTGATGGAGGAGGTTCTATATTTGGGGAACCACCACCAGTAGAAGGAGGAGTGAAACTACTAGCTGTTAAACCTGCATTAGCAAAAGCATTTGAAATCTCAGCGACTTTTCTACCAGTAAGTTCTGCAAGCTCTTCAATGGTTGCCATAAAGCTTCCACCTTCAAACTGATTGAATGCATCTTGTAGAGCTTTGATTGCTAAAGCTTCATCTAAGATATTTTCAGCTGTAACTTTAGAAGCTTCAGCCAAATCCTTCTTAGCTTGAATCTGTTCTTCACGAGCTGTCTTTTGGTCTTCAACAGCTTTAGCTAAATCCTCTTCAGCTTTTTCTACTTCTCTGACTGCATCAAAGTATGAATCAGATTGTGCCTTTGATTCTGCTATTAACTCGTTGAGTTCCTTTTTAGCAAGAGCAAGTTCTAACTCCATCTTGCGTGAACCATCTTGAGCTTCAGTCAAATCCAAGATGGATTGTTCTAAGTTTATAATTGCAAGTTCTTCTTCAGCTGTAACTTCAGTTCCATCTTTTTGTAGAGCTGTAGCTTTAGCCTGTGCATCAGCCAACCTCTGTTGTGATGTAGCTACAAGAATATTTGCATTTTCTAGGTCAGCAGTAGCTTCCTCTAAACGCTCTTCTTCACGCTTACCTTTTTCCTGCAAACCATTCAAAGTTTTTAGAGATGATAAAGCACCTTTCAAAGCACCTGTATATTTATCAAACTCAACTGCTGAAAGACCTACTGCATCAGCTTGGTCTTCTACTGCATCTGTATTATCTTCAACTGAATCAGTTGCATCTTCTGTAGCATCTGTCAGACCAATAACCTCGACAGTCATTTCATCTACAACTTGAGAAGTTTTTTGATATTTAGCTATGTTTTCTTCACGCCTTTTGTTGAGTCTTTTTTCTTCATCATTGGCTTCACGAATAGATTCAGCGTAGTCGTGGATTTTATCCATCAACCCTTCTGTCTCTCCACCTAACTTATTGAAGATAGAGGATAGAATTTCAGAGCTTTGAATAAACTTTATAAATTTACCAACCATATCAAAGAAGATTGTTCCTAAATCCTGAAACAGTTGAAATGCTGTTTTTAGACCAGCAAGGATATCTTCTCCAAACTTATCTAAGAACTCCTGTACAGCAACAACACCTTTAGCAAAAGCATCTGTTAAAAGTGGCAATATATCTTGAGCTAACTTTGATAGTAAAGGCAAGACTCCTGAAACAGCTGGAAGGAGCTGTTGACCCATTTCCAAACCTGTTTGTCTAAGTTCTGCTTTTAGTCTTCTAGTAGTGTTAGCAAAAGAATCTTGTGTATTATCTAAGTCTCCTATAGCATCTGAAGAAGCTTCAGTTATCAAAGCCACAGTTGCGTGAGCTTTTTCTAAGTTTGTTAGTTCTTTGACAGAGGACTTGTTTGTCATCTCCAAAGCTTTTTGCTGAACATCAGTCTCTTTGATAACAATACCTAGAGACTTCAGAGCTTCTCTTTCCCCAGTCAAAGCTGAGGTCATAGCTCTAACAGCCTGTTCAGCTGGAAGGTTTTTCAAAGAACCTATATCACCAGCAAGAGATGCAATAGTTTTTGAAAGCTCTGCTGATTCCTCAGCTGTAGCTCCCATTGCGTTCGTAACACCACCTGTGAAGGATAAAAGCTGTTGAAGTTCAGAAGAAGTGAACCCTGCTTTGTTTGCAAAGTCATCAACGAAAGAACCAAGTGATTTTTCTGCTTCTTTGAATGTGACTTGAAAAGCGTTTGCACTTTCCTCAGCATCAGACCCTAATTCAAGAAGTTTGCCTCCAGCTACAGCAACTCCAGCTGATAAAGCAGTAGCTCCTTTTAGAGCTACACCCATTCCTTTTCCAAGACCTTTCATTCCTGCACTAGCTACATCTCCAACTCCTTTGAGTTTGTTGAGCTGTGATTGTGCAGATTTTATTCCACGCTGTAGCAACTCTGTATTGAGTGCTAATGAAATCTGAATAGGCGTTCTGCCTTTTTTAGCCATTTCTTCTAATCCTTATGATGTCTGATAATTGTTTGGAATATTCCTGAAGTTCTCCATAGCTAAATAGTTCTAACTCGTATGGTTTTATTCCATAGAAATGAGTTAGGGCTGGAAGACTCTCTCTCCATTCAGCCCTTAGGCTTTTGGGATATCATCTACCTCTTCTTGTGTCTTGACTGAATTTATTGTGAGCTTTGCAAGAATATCGTTGTATTTAACATTCTTATCTTCTCTTTTAGCCAAAATAAAAGTCAAAGCTCCAAGAACTTCCATATCAAGCATTGATGCCTGACCGATAGCCTCCATTGCTCCTAGACCTGTGAGCTTCTTGATTTCTTTCCACTCAAGTCCAGTGATATCTGAATAGTCCATCAGATATTGATTATCTCCAACAACAATTACTGGATATTCATTTTGTTCTGACATATTGTCCTCTAATTCAATTTAGAAGGAAGGATTGATGCATTAGCTTTGCCATACAATCTTCCAACTAATTTATCTAATTGTCTTATATATTCTTTTTGCATTTCAGGAAGTCTGTCGCCAACTTTTGGATATATAAAATATCCTTCTTTTTTCACAGGCTTCCAAAGTTTTCTTTTTAGTGGATTCTTAACTCTTATGGTTAACTCAGCTCCAAGACCAACAGTCTTTTTGCCTACTGATTTTCTAATTGTTGAGCCATATGGGTTATAGCCACCGAATTCAACCAATCTTGCATATGGATGTTTTTTAGGTGTTCCAACTCGAACAACAACACCCTGCTTGAGTCTTGCTGAACGAACAGAACCAGCTAATGCACCTGAGTCTTTTGGCAAAGCACTCCTAATGTCACTAACTAAAAGCTGTCCAAAGTTTTGATTGAATTGTTTATAAAGGTCAGTTGCTTCTTTACCCAAATTATCGATTAGTTTGACTTGATATGCAATATCAACTCCAGCAACTTCAATAAGTGCTTCTAATCCTTTTATTTGTCCTTTGAGTCTTGACCTCTTACTCACTAGCTAATAGTGCCACGAGTGATTGCACCTGAAACTAAAAGGCTTGCACTAAATGAAACCTTGTCAGTTGCAGAGCTGTCGATTGTATAGTTTGTGATTAATGCTGAACCTGTATATTTTGGAAGACCACTTGTGTCATTAGGTCTAAAATCAAAAGTTACAGTAGCACCATCAAACATTCCTTGAATCGCATTATCTGCTGTAGCATCAAAGCTACCTGAGATATCAATAGTAAATCCTTGTACTCCAGCTATATATGCTTCATTTGCATCTCCAAAGGAAGTTACAGTTAAAGTATTCACATCACGACTAAGTGACATTGAATCTACATAACTAGTGAGAGCAGTCGAATCTATTGTGATTGCAGAATCTTTACCTGCTAAAAACGCCATTTTTTTCTCCTATATATTATTAATTACTTCTTGTTAGGGCTAAATGAAACTTGAAAGGTAGCTGAACCACTTGTGACAGTGATAACCAACCTGACATATCTGTTGATAGTTCCAGTTGGAGCTATTCTTTCAGAAGTTGTTCCAGTGATAGCTGTGAACCCTCCAGCAGTTACATCAGCAAAACTTGCATTGTCTGCACTTGATTGCAATTTAACTGCAATGTTTGCAGAGCTGTGAGCTGTGCAATGAAGGAAGGCTTGTCCACCAAACGCAGTTGATGAACCAAAATCAACAGCAGTTGTAGTTACTGTTGCTGAGGTATTAGTTAGAGCATATAAGCTCAAACCTCTTCCAAAATTATTACCAGTGAATGAAGATGATACTGCAACTGCATCACTGACTGAGGAATCTATTGTGTAGTTCTGAATTTTAGAATCCAGTAGAACACAAGGTTCTCCAGCTGTTGTTCCATTTTGAAATACTGTTAGTGGGGTAGATGTTGTAACTGCAAAAGCATTTGAAAGCTCTTCATCGTTTGCATCTGTACCACCATCGAAGAGACCTGATAAATCAAGAGTAGCTGAGTCAATGCCAGCTATATATGACTCGTTGTCATCTCCAAACATTGTTGTTGTTATCGCATTTGTCTCTCTCGAAAATGAAAGGTTATTGAAATAACTAGTTAGGTCGAATGCTCCAAATAATACATCTGAGTTTTTACCTGCAATAAATGCCATTATTCTTCCTCTTCTGTTAGTTGTTCTTCAGGAACAATTAATCCCTGCAATACCATCCATCTAGGTGGTTGCTTTACAGTGATTTCATCTCCTGCTTTGAAATCTTTATCTTTTATGTTCAACTCAACTTTTGCGTAGAGTTTTATATTTTTCTTAGCCATTGTTTACTCCGATAATATTGCTTCAGCTTCAATCTGCATTTCTATCTGACAGAATCTACCTTCATCTGATAGACCATTTTCTTCTGTGAAGCTTCTTACTTTTGAAACTAAAACAGCACCATTGACTGTTGAGTCATCTGCCAGTTCATCTATAATTTCTTGAGCTAGTTCTAAAGCTCTATCTCTTGCAGAACCTGCAACAGTGTCTCCAGCACCAGCTTTGAGTGCATAAGTAAAGACAGTTAAGTCAATATCTTCTGCATACTGTTTGCCAAAGGTTTCAAAATCCATACTTGATGAAGCATCTCCAAAGAATATGAATTCTGTTTTAGGCGCACCATCTGCTGGTGGAAACTTGAATATATCTACATTGTTAAGACCAGCTCTTGCAGATAGTTGTGTTTTCAAGTTATCTCTTAGAACTTTGATTTGTGAATTGATAGCCATTAGACCCCAAAGACTTTTTCAGAGTTCTCATCTATCCATTGGTTAACCTCAGGAATACGAGTAGGGTTTTTGAA